ATCACGCTTGAGGATTCGTTTGTATATACTCAAGTAATACGTGAGAAGGACATCATAAAGGTGTACACAAAGTGCAAAGCGGACACTATTCGCATAACAAAGAAATTGCCACCACAAATCAAATACATAGAGCAGAAGTCACTTCTAAAAAAGACACTTGACTATTTTGTTGTAATTTTGCTGCTAATATTATTAATTAGAATCTCATGGAACTTATCAGAAAGGTATCGGTAGGGAATGACTACAAGAATGCAATGCACTATATTGTGCATCAAGACGTTTTGAATGGTAACGGTAAAATCCATTTAATATCTAGGAACAAGGTTGGGGAGATCGAGATCTGGATCGAGAACACGAGCAAGGAAATAATGCTGTGGAAGTCGTTCGGAATTCACATGCCTGTATCTATAGAATTTAACATAGACTTCTAATGCGCTCACCGTTCTACTTCATTGTAGAACCACTAGACGGCAAGACTTACGATAATACTAGGAGGTTTGGTGATGTTGACTTTGTAATAAGCTCATCACAAGAGGACCACACAGTAACTCAACGACATGCCGTGGTGGTTGCTACACCATCTGGATATAGCGGTCCTATCATGGACGGAGATATTGTCATTGTGCATCACAACGTATTTAGGAAGTACTACGACATGAAAGGCCGAGAGAAGGACTCGTTCTCGTTACTAAGACCAGGGACATACTTCCTAGACGACATGCAGTTATATGCGTACAAACAAAACGGTGCGTGGCACTCTGTTGGTAAGTATAACTTTGTTCGCCCGGTAGAAAAGGTTCATGATGGATTCCAGTTTGATACCGAAAAGTTTGTTCAGCAAGTTGGGGAGATGGCTATAGCTAGTGACCTTATGAATAGCATTGGCATATCTGAAGGGTCTAGGATTGGGTTTAAGGAAGACAGCGAATACGAATTCAGGATCGACAACGAGATACTATATCGCATAGCAGACGATAGAATTGTAATAAACTATGACATCTAAAGACTTTAAAATAGAAATCATAAAGGCTGGAGAGGCTGCCGTAAAGGAGTTGATCAAAGTGGCTAGGGACCCTATATTTGGCAAACAACTAGAAGGTGACCTAAGCGCAGATAGACTCAAGAATGCAGCAGCGGCGAAGAAACTTGCCATTATGGACGCATTCGAAATACTTGGGAGGATCGAAGAAGAGAAGAACGCAATCGAAGCGGCAGAGAAGGGCGTCGATCCAAAGACAGCGAGGGCAAACTCCAACAAGGGATTTGCTGAGAGATTTAGTAAATGAGAGACTCGTTATACACCATAGAGAAGTTTGAGCCTAAGGACAAGAAGCAGAAGTTTGACTACGGGTATAACCCAGAGTATGACTTCGTTGTTATATCCAAGGATGGAACTGTTGGAGAGGTGTATGATATTAATGGACTGAGAGTGGCTCTACCTAAGGCTCCAAAGAGCTTGCCAATGGGAGAGAACAGGTGGGTAGCATCTGAGTTCCCGAAGGAGCTAGAAAAGATAAAGAGCATATTCGAGTGGAACAAAAAAGACACCACCTTTAAGACAAGATGGGTGGACTATATTGAGGAAGAGTTTAATAGGCGTGAGAATGGGCATTGGTTCATGAACGGAGATGTGCCAACATATTTGACTGGCGCTCACTACATGTACTTACAGTGGTCCAAGATCGACGTTGGTCTGCCTAGTTTTCGCGAGGCCAACAGGGTGTTCTTTATATTCTGGGAGGCATGCAAGGCCGACTACAGGAGCTTCGGTATGTGCTACCTGAAAAACCGTCGTTCTGGTTTCTCGTTCATGTCTAGCTCGGAGTGTATAAACCAGGCAACACTGGCCAAGGATGCACGAATAGGTATACTGTCAAAGACGGGTATTGACGCAAAGAAGATGTTCACGGACAAGGTAGTGCCAATGAACAGCAACCTACCATTCTTTTTTAAGCCGATCATGGATGGTATGGACAAGCCAAAGACGGAGCTTGCCTATCGAATCCCAGCAGCTAAGATTACGAAGAAAAACATGGACCAGACGGAGGGGGATGAACTAGAGGGTCTAAACACGTCTATTGACTGGCACAACACGGATGACAATAGTTATGACGGAGAGAAATTGTTGCTGTTAGTTCATGACGAATCAGGAAAGTGGGAGAAGCCAAACAACATCCTAAATAGCTGGCGTGTAACAAAGACGTGTCTGCGTTTGGGTAGTAAGGTCATCGGAAAGTGCATGATGGGGTCCACCTGTAACGCATTGGCAAAAGGAGGTGACAACTTCAAGAAGATGTACGAGGACTCCAACCCAAGGGTGCGCAACTCAAACGGGCAAACAAAGAGCGGCCTGTACGCATTGTTCATTCCAATGGAATGGAACTTTGAAGGGTACTTTGATAAGTATGGATGGCCAATATTTGACGTAGAGCCTGGAGAAGAAGTGGAGAACTCTGATGGGGACTTTGTAGATATTGGTGTTGTTCAGTACTGGAACAACGAAGTAGAATCACTAAAGTCAGATCCAGACGCACTAAACGAATTCTATCGACAGTTCCCGCGAACTGAACAGCACGCATTTAGGGACGAGAGTAAGAACTCAATCTTCAACCTGACCAAGATATACCAGCAGATCGATTATAACGACGGTCTAATCAAAGATCGCGTATTGACCAGGGGGTCATTCCACTGGAAGGACGGAAAGCGCTTTAGCGAGGTCGTGTGGAGTCCAGATAGGAATGGAAGGTTCTTGGTATCGTGGCTTCCAGAACAACACCAGCGCAACAACGTGATTCGAAAGGGAGGGCTATTCTTCCCTGGAAATGAGCACTTAGGTTCTTTCGGATGTGACTCGTATGACATATCGGCTGTTACGTTCGGTCGTGGATCAAACGGAGCGCTTCATGGTTTGACAAAGTTCCACATGGATGACGCTCCTGTGAATCAGTTCTTCCTAGAATACGTAGCAAGGCCGCAGACTGCCGAGATATTCTTTGAGGAGGTTCTGATGGCGTGTCACTTCTACGGGATGCCAATCTTAGCGGAGAACAACAAGGCCAGGCTTTTGTACCACCTGAAAGAGGCAGGGTATCGCCCATTCGCCATGAACAGGCCAGACAAGAAGAAGCACCAGCTCTCAAAGTCTGAGAAAGAGATAGGCGGTATACCAAACTCATCCGAGGACGTAAAGCAGGCGCACGCCGCTGGTATTGAGGCGTATATAGAAAAGTATGTTGGGATTGATTCGGAAGGAACGTATAGGGAAGCTGACGAGATGGGCAATATGTACTTTACAAGGACGCTAAACGACTGGGCAAGATTCGATATCAACAATCGAACAAAGTATGATGCAGCCATCAGTTCCGGACTAGCCATAATGGCTAACCAAAAGTTTCATCACACTGATGCTCAAAAAAATTCAAAGATAAGTATTAAATTTGCTACATTCTCCAACAAAGGGATAAGAAGCGAGATACAACAATGATCGGCAAAAAAAATTCGTTAACACCCAAGTCATTTCCAGACCAACTGGCAAGCGACATGGAAAAGGCACAGATGGACTTTGGACTACAAGTAGGACAAGCCATTGAGCATGAGTGGTTCAGATCTTCTGGAGGCTCATGCCGATATTACAACCAGTGGACAGAGTTTCATAAGTTGCGACTATACTCTCGTGGAGAACAGTCTGTGGCTAAATACAAGAACGAACTAGCTGTTGACGGAGACTTGTCTTACCTGAACCTAGATTGGACGCCAGTTCCTATTATCCCTAAGTTTGTCGACATCGTCGTGAACGGAATGGCTGATCGCATGTTTAAGGTGAAGGCGCAGTCTCAGGACCCTATCTCAGCTGAGCGCAGATCTAAGTTCCAGGAGGTGGTTGAGGCAGATATGATCGCCAAGGAGATGCTAGATGAGGTCAAGGCTAACTTTGGCGTTGACGCATTTAACATACCTCAGAACGATGTTCCTGCTAACCAAGAGGAGATGAATCTGTACATGCAGCTCAATTACAAACCAGCTATTGAGATTGCCGCAGAATTGGCCATTGATACAGTACTGAAAGAGAACCACTACGACAATGTACGCACTCAGTTTGACACAGACCTGACTGTTCTTGGTATAGGGGCAGCAAAGCACTCTTTCTCTGTTAATAGTGGAATCAAAGTTGAATATGTAGACCCAGCTAACCTGATCTACAGTTACACAGAATCTCCAACATTTGAGGA